CAGACTGGGGGTGGGTATCCGGTTCTGAACGTGGCTGATCTGCGCCTCGACATTCAATCCGAGCTGCCTAGGGCTCTCCTGTGGCTGGGCACGATGCGAGGGCAGATGCCGTTCGCCATCAGCCAGGCCCTGAACCGCACGGGCTTTGACGTGCGCAAGGCGCTGTCGGAAGGAACCCGGCAGCATTTCGACAACCCCACCTCGTTCACCGAGGGGGCGTTCTTTGTGCAGCGGGGGAACAAGGCGGACCCCACTGTGCTGGTGGGGGCGCAGGAGAACAGGCCCTACTTCATCCCGCAGATCCGAGGTGGCCAGCGATTCCCCAAAGGGTTTGAGGGATACCTGCGTGGCCTGAGCGGGGGCAGGATTCAGGGGAAGCTGGTCCCTACGGTGTTGGCCCTGGACGGGAGAGGGAATCCCAAGAAGGCGCTGTTCGGGCAGATCGCACGCGGCCTCAGCACGACCAATCGCGGCGGTTTCTTCATCGGCAAACCCAAAGGCGGCGGGCGCCCGGCTGGTGTCTACCGCCGTTCACGCGAGCAGCTGTTCCCGTACTTCATTGAGGTGAACCGCGAGCCCCGCTACCGCCCGCGGTTCCCAATGGAACGCATCGGCCAGACCACCGTGAGCCGCGTGGCTGGCCCGTACCTGCGCAGCTCGCTAGAGCGTGCGCTGGCCACTGCTCGCTAATGCTTATTGAGAATCAACAAGGCTAGCGGTGGGGCGGCCGGGAGTGGCTGAGTTATTGCGAACAGTGAGAACGACTGCGGCGCAGGGGGTCTGCGGGTCCTCCCTGGGGTGGCTTGGCATGGGACATCCCGACCTCGATCTTTTTGTTGAGAATAGGTCCAAAAGTTTCTTTACTCTTTTGCGAGCATTAAAAACAGGCCAGATCCCCCAAACCCCAGTCCCCGCCTGGGTCGTTAAGCTGTTAAGATGCGGTTGTTAACTAAACGGCCATGCAGCTCGACATTCTGAGCGCCATCCCCCCCCTGGATCTGGGCGCCGGGCCCAACCCTTTACTTGCGGCCAAGTCAGAACCGGTTGTCAACCCCTCGATTATCAGCCAGGCGGTCGTAAAGCGGCCAATCCCCAAGCGCGAGATTATGGACCTCCGCAGGATTGAATGCGCCGCGGCGGCGGTCGCAACCTTGGAGCGCGACGGGTGCGAGCTGTTCGGCCTGACCAAAGGCCAGTTCAGCCTGACGGACATGATCGAAGCGATCCTGGAAAAAACAGGGCCAGCCGATCTGTCGATCAGTACCTGGACGGCAGCAAACAGCGACGTGTCGCGGATGCTGGAGCTGCTGCGCAGCGGCGCCATCCGCTCGTGCCGATGGCTGGTGGACATGACTTTCATGCGGCGATGCCCCAGCCTGGCGGCAGAGATCAGAGCAAAGTTCGGCGCCGACGCCATCCGAGTTACCCGCACGCACGCCAAGTTCTGCACGATCACAAACGATGGCTGGCAAGTGGCGCTGCGGTCCTCAATGAACCTCAACCAAAACCCGCGACTGGAGAGCTTCCAAGTTGGCCACGATCCCGAGCTCTGTAATTTCCTGTCCGGCGTCATGGACGAAATCTGGGCCCGGCAAGACAAAAAGGTCGCTGATCTGACCAGCAAAGAAATTGCAGGCTGGTGGAATGACCAAGGCTGAATCCACCGCGCTCCAACAAAAACCGCCGCCAGCACTGGCCGTTGTTGATTGGCTGCTGACTGGCGCATCAGAACACCAAGTGCGTGAAGCGCTTGAGCAGAACTATCCAGATGCAGATGCCAATAAAATCATGGCATCGGTCAAAACACACCTAGCAGCAGCAGGAAACCCAGATGCAAGCGCTGTCAAAGGGTGGGCAATCATGGCTTATCGCAGTCTTTACCAGAAGATGCTTGCAACTGGTGATTACGACGGATGCCGCAAAGTGATCAAAGAAATAACGCTGTTGGCTGTGTAACGTGCTAGTCACTCAGGCCGAGTTTGCAAGGCTCGCTGGCGTTAGTCGCAGCGCTATTAAACAAGCCATTGATAACAAGCTAATCACGGCTTTATCCGTGCAGAATGGAAAAACATTCATAGAAAAAACGGAAGGACTGCAGCAATACGCAAAAAACAGCAGACGGCAAAAAGCCTCGCAAAAATCAAAACCGCTGCAAAGTCCTGAGCCAACAGGACTGGGACTGCTGAGCTGGGGACAATCGCCGGCAATTCCAGCCGCAGACCAGTCGCCAACCGACCCACCAGCCACCCCACCCCCCGACCCCACCGAGACCCCGGACTACAACGAAGAGCGCGCCTGGCACGAACGGGAGCGTCGGTTAATCGCGGAGCTCGACCGCCGCCAGAAAGCCGGCGAGCTGGTCTACAAGGCCGACGTGGAACAGGCGCAGATGGCCATCGCCCTGACCCTGAAAAACCAGCTGGAGGCGCTGCCCAAGCAGATCAAGCAGCAGCTGCCGCACCTGTCGATCGGCGACGAGGAAATGATCGAGCGGCTGGTGGCCAAGGTGCTCACCGCCGTGGCGGACTGGCGCATGGATCAGGAGGAAGAGGAATGATCACCCGAGACGTACCAGCCCTGGCGGCAGGGATCGCCGAGTGTTTCCGCCCCAGGCCGGTGCTCAGCGGCGTGGAGTACGCCGACACCTACGGCCACGTGACGGGCAACGCGGCCAGCAAGGGCCCATGGATCACCCGGCCCTATCAGGCCTACTGGTTCTACGCCTTCGCCTCGCGGCGGGTGCCGATCTTCGTGTGCATGAAGTCCGCCCGTGTCGGCTGGTCCGAGTCGGTGAAGATCGGCGCGGTGCAGTACTACGCCCACTGGAAACCATCGAAGGTGATGGTGGTGCAGCCGATCGAAAAGGACGCGGAGGAATACAGCAAGGAAGACATCAGCGACCTGTTCGCCGATACGCCTTGCCTTGATGGCCTGCTATCGGAGTCGAAGTCCCGCGGCACAGCGACCAACACCATCCTGCTGAAGAAGCTCACGAATGGCGCGCTGATCGACATCGTGAACGCCAAGAGCGGCAAGTCGTTCCGGCGCAAGGAACGGCCGGTGGTGATCTTCGAGGAACCGTCCGCCTACGACCGGATCAACGAAGGCTGCCAGATCAAGCTGGGCATCCGCCGCACAGAGACCTCCTGGAATCCGAAAGTCATCATCGGCGGCACGCCGATCTTCCCGAACGACAAGACCCATCAGTGGTTCCTGCGCGGTGATCAGCAGTACCACCATCTGCCGTGTCCGCACTGCAACCACTACCAGCCGCTGCGGTGGGAGGCGATGGCAAAGGAGGGCCCCGACGCCGGCACCTTCGAGTGCGAGAACTGCAAGGAGCCGATCCGCTACACCTCCCTGCGTGAGATGGACGCCCACGGCGGCTGGGCCTGCCCGCTGGGGCTGGACCGCTCCCAGCAAGCGCTGACAGCTGAGGGTGAGCCGGCGGTTGAGAGCCAGTACATCTGGGCGGCGTACAGCTACCACGCCGGCGCGGTGTGGTCGAAACTGATCAGTGAGTACCAGGAAGCACTGGAGGCAATGCGCCGGGGCGACACCGACCCGATGCAGACCTACCACAACACCGTGCTAGGGATCCCGTGGGAAGACAGCATCGCCGGCAAGCTCACCTGCGACGGACTGGCGGAGCGGCGCAAGAACATCGAGGGCGGCAACGGCTACCCTGCCGGGACCGTGCCCAATGGCGTGCTGCTGATCACCGCCGGGGTGGACGTGCAGGGCGGTGGCGGCTCAGTGGGTGAGCGGGTGGTGGTGACGGTGTGGGGCTGGGGCCGCGGCGAGGAAGGCTGGCACCTGGGCCACTGGGAGATCGACGGCGACCCGCAGCAGAAGGAAACGCTGGAGCAGCTGGAGCGGATCGCGGCAACAAAGTGGCGCAGAGAGGATGGCGCTGAGGTGCCCCTGGCGATGGGTGCCATCGACGAAGGCGGCCACTCGACACAGGAGATCAGGGACTGGTGCCGAAAGCAGGGCGGCCTGTGGGTGCCGGTGCGTGGTGATGGCGCCAAAGGCAAACCGCTGGTGGGCCGCGGCACGCCGGTTGACATCAACCGGAAGAATCAACCGGTGCAAAAGAAGGGCCTGCTGCTGTATCGGGTTGGGTACGAAACGAGCGTCTCGCACCTACAGGGCCGGCTGCGGAACGAGACCCCTGGGCCTGGGTATCTGCACCTGGGCGAGGCCTCGACCGATCAGTTCCTAGCGGAGCTGTTCCCGTGGAAGCGCATGCCGAAGAAAGGCAGCCGCGGCCGGGAGTACCACTGGGACTGCCCGACCGGAATGCGGGATGAGGCGGGCGACTGCACCCGGTACGCCTATGCAGCGATGCAGCTGGTGAGCCGGAGGTACAACCGCGCCACGATGTGGGACCAGCTGGCGGCGCAATTAGCCGGCCACATCACCCCCACCCAAGTCGAGCGCCGCAAAGGCAGCTGGCTCAGCCGCTGATCCGTAGCCTGACCTAGGAGGTGTCGCCAATGGCATTCACGCAGCAGCAGTACGACGACCTGGTGGCTGCGATTGCCGAGGGCGTTACCACCGTCAGCAGCAACGGCCGGCAGGTTTCGTACCGGAATCTCACCGACATGATGAAACTCAAGGCCACCATGGAGGAGGATCTTGGCATCGCCGGCGCTGGCCGCCGCCGGCACTACGCCAGCTTCAAGAGGGACTGATGGCCAAGCGACCGACCCGCGATCAGCTGGAGCTGGCGCTCAAGTCCGCGCAGAAAGAGCTGGCGGTCACCCATTTGCGGGCGTTTGAGTCGGCGAAGGAATCCAGGCGCACCGAGAACTGGTACACCCGCAACGGCGGACCCAATGCCGACATCCGCACCGCCTGGCGGCTGCTGACGCGGCGGCATCAGGATCTGGTGGACTCCAACCCCTGGGCCAACCGGGCCGTGCGGGTGATCGTCAACAACTGGGTTGGAGATGGCATCATCGGCAGCCCGCAGGGTGGCAGCCGCCGGTATGAGCAGGCCTGGAACGACTGGGCGGACACGATCGAGTGCGACTACGCCGGGAAACTGAACTGGTACGGCCTGCAGTCGCTGATCGCGAGAACGACCGCCGTGCGCGGCAGCTGCCTGATCCGGCGGCGGATGGATGAGCGGCTGGCCGATCAGGGACTGGTGGGCCTGCGGCTGCAGGTGATGGAGCCCGACATGCTGGATTTCAGTCGTGACGACGGCAGCCGGATCAAGTTCGGCCAGCAGTACGACCGCGACGGCCGACTGGAGGGCTACTGGATCCGCCAGACCCACCCGGGCGAGACCGAATGGAACGGGGTCAAGATCCAGAGCGACTTCGTGCCTGCGTCGGAGATTATCCACACGTATGAGGTGAACCGCGCCGGCCAGGCGATCGGCGTGCCGTTCGGCTCAGCGGTGCTGCTGCACCTGCGAGATATTGACGACATCGCTCAGGCGATGCTGCTGAAAACGAAGATCGCAGCGTGTTTCACGGCGTTTGTTTACAGCAACGAGCCCAGCGACCCGGCCACCACCACAGCGCTGACCGAGACTCTGGAGCCGGGCGCGATCGAGATCCTGCCCGATGGCAAGCAGATCACATTCGCCAATCCGCCCCAGTCGCCGGATTACGTGAGCCACCAGAAACACCACCTCCACGCGGTGGCGGCGGGCTACGGCATCACCTTTGAAGCCCTGACCGGCATCCTGTCGGACGTGAACTTCAGCAGCGCCCGCATGGGGTGGCTGGAGTTCCACCGCAACGTGGCGGCCTGGCGCTGGAACATCACAATCCCCCAGGTGCTCGACCCTGTGCATCGGTGGTTCAATGAGGCCGCCCGGCTGGCCCAGGTGCGTGGCCCCCGCCGGATGATCTGGACCCCGCCGCGCCGGGAGTTGGTGGACCCGGCCAAGGAGATCACGGCGCTGATCGAAGGCGTGAAGGCTGGGTTTATGAGCCTGAGCGAAGTGCAGCGCTCCCTTGGATTCATTCCCGCTGAGGTGATGATGGAGCTAGAAGCCGACATGGCCAACGCCCGCGGCAAGGGCCTGGCGCTCAGCGTGGATGGCATGACAGCCACCGCCGGCCAATCTGCAGCGCCTGCCGAGGATGCAGAACCGGAAGCTCAGGAGTAACTCCGTAGCCTGAGGCATGGACCATCAACAGATCCAACGGATGGCGCTGCTGGCGCCGAACTCGTGGAACGAGGAAACTCGCACCGCGA